GAATAGCATCGGCTAATTTATATGTTGTACCAAATATCAGGGTTGCACCGGCTCTAATATTTTCATCAGTAGCATCTATATTAATTGTTTTAGAATTATTTACTGCTCCATTTACAACTGAAGTAATATCTGCATCTTGGTTCCAATCTCCTTCGGAAGGAATAAGGGTTTGATTATATGGAAATTCTACTTCTACTTCATCGTCAAATAATAATCTAAAAAATATTTCTATTGAATCTGTGGTTCCTCTTAATTTATAGAAATCCACCATTCTTTTATATAAGTTTCTTTTATTTGTTGATGCATTTCTTGGAATAGCTTCAGCAATTTCTTTTTGCATTAACTCTAAATAGTTTTTAGCATTCTCATCAATGTTCATTGCCTTTTCAATCGTATTCATTACATTGGATGGACCAGGTCCTACCCAACTTTTTACGATTGTAGTTATACTAGCACTATATCCATTAAATGAACTTAAACCAGAAACTGTAAATGTTTTACCTATCTCAGATGTTGAATCAGCAAGAGTACCTGGTAAATCATTTCCATTTGAAATTTGTACGTTTGTATTTGCTAATGGAATTGTCATAGTAGAAGATGCACCTTTAAATGAGTGAATCACACCACTACCTAATGATGTTAAGTTAATAGCACTACCACCACTAGTTGTTGATAATTTAATTAAACCACCAGCTGATTCTACTACATAATAGTTTTGATCATCAACTAATCCACCAATTGCTGTTCCATCACCAACATCATATGTTAAGAGTGTACCAATCGGAGCAGCTTTTTGAAAGAAATCCCCAACATTAATTGTATCATTTCCTAAATGAACAATTGAACTTGATGAAGCATCGAATATTTGTTTCTTTGGTGAAAATCCTGTGGGTGATGTAAGTGTAAGAGTTGAATTAGCTCCATCATCATCTGTAAAGAATTCATTTAATTCCCCAGTTGGATCAGGTATTCTAAACCTAGCAACATTATCTAATATAACATCAGTAAATGTTTTTGTTTCTTGGTATATAAATTCATCCATATTCATGAATGTATAATATGCTTCCAAGAAATCTCTTAACTTTTCTTTATCTGCTAAAATATCAGAAGGTATTAATTGATCAATACGAATATGTTCCTTGGTATAATCTAAGGAACCTGTATCTTGTGTTATAATACCTGGTGTTAATGTATTTTTCATTAGCCTTTAAATCTTGATGTTGTTGTATAATTAATACTTCCGCTTGAACCAGCTGTTGCAATTGTATCGATCTCTGGTGTAATATTTACATAAGTATTATCAATTGAAATTAGTTGGTCTCTCTTTGGAGCTAAGTCTAAAGAGTTTGGAGTTAAAGTAACTCGAATAACATCTGTATTATTTGGTGTAAAATTATTTAAAGTTACTGTTCCATTTCCAATATCTAATGTACCAGCATCTGGTATTACTGTTACGTTATTACCTGCTACAACTTTATATACTATAACCTGTCTATTTGTTTGTCCTGATATTGCAATATCTCCAAAGTAATGATCTGTTGTTGGATCAGTATTTAATCCAAACGCTGTAGATGTAAGTGTATATGTTGTGGTACCTGCAGAGGTATAGAATGGAGCAACAAAAGTTAACTCATGATTTTGTGCTTGCATTAACCCATCTACTGTAGTTGTAGGTGTTATATTTTTAAACATTCTTGGTCTTACAACTGTATTCAATATTGCTGGATCAGAATTATCAATTGCTCGGGTTAGCTGTGAATGTCTAAATACACCATCAAATTTATTAAGGTTATTAAAATTATAATCACTAATAGTATCTCTTACAAGTGTCTGTAATTCAACTGATGACCTATCTGTAAGGTTTGGATTATATTTAAAGAATACATCTAATTCTAAATAAGTAAAGTTTGGATCCAATATCTTAGGTGTTATTGAAACAACATTCTTACCTTTTAATATACTTCCAGTAATAGTAGCCTTTTCATCTGTAGTTAATTTTTCTGCAAGGATAGGTTTAATTGCAATATATATTGTTCCATAATCAGGTACGGCTTGGTCTTCACCACCCCATGTAGATATAGAATCAATATTACTAAATTCCTTTTTAATAATTGAAGCATAATCTTCTGATGTTACAGCTCTATTTTGAGTTGTAAATGTAAGTGGTGCATTAAATCGAATTGATTCAGTTGTTTCTTTTTCTACACCACCGGATGAATTTGAATTTGTGGTAATTGTTATATTACTATAACCTCCAACATTATCTACCATACTAAAGGTTGATGCACCATTGGATTCTTTACCTTCACTAATAACATAATCAATTGTAACAATATTATTATTTGTTGGTTTAAACCCAGTAACACCATCACCAAAATATATTTCGAAATATCCTGATGGGTTTTCTTGTAAGTAATAAACTTTTGTAGCTGAATTAACTTCTTTTAATGATTCAAATTTTGTATATATGTCAAATGAAGTTGAGTTCTCATTCTCACGTACGCGTGTACGTAGCGTACTCGTGTCCGCGTCTACATGCGAGAGTTGAAATTTCTGATTCTCTATATCATTATCAACTCTATATTTAAGTGTTTTGATTTTACCTTCAGCAATTTTAACATTTGAGAAAGTATATTTAGTACCAGATAAAGTTGCTTGTTGAGTTTCTAAAACAACATATTGGAATTCTTCACCGGCTACAACGGTTTTTAATTTAGTTCCACGTGGTAAATCTAATACAGTTGGGTGTGTCCCACTTAAACCAGCAATATCTACTACAAGAGTAACAGTTGCTCTTGGTGATAATACACTCCTTGGTACATATCCTAAAAGCTTTGCTCTTGTAACAACATTTCCTCTGATCTGTGCTGAATCAAGGAACGCTTCATTTAATGCAAAATGAGCATTCATTGCGTTATAGTGGGTATTATATGATAAGACATCTAAAAGGACTGATAAACCTGAACCCTCAAAATCATAATCTGTAAATTCACTTTGTTGTTTGAGATAGTTCTTAAGGTTATCCTTTATCTTATCAAAATCTAGTTCGGTGACGTTTAAATTTGTAGCCATTTTATCTTAACCTTCTTAATACTATTTCGACACTGCCATTAGTGCCATATTCTTTTATTTTAAATCCTACTGTAATTCTATATGCGTTATTATCTCCATCATCAATAATCTTTACAAATTTTGTTATAACTCTTGGTTCATACTTTTTAATACATTGAGCAATATTTTCTCTTAATTCAATACGAGTTAATGCATCATTTGGTTCAAAGAGTAATCCTCTAAGATTAGCACCTTTATCTACTGAAAAAGGTCTTTCATAAAAATTACTTACTAATAAGTTTTTAATTGAATTCTTTATGGCATTATCATCCTTTAAAGGTATAATATCTTTTCTAATTGGATGAATTTTAAGAGACAAATCTAAATCTTTATAACCCTTTTTATTGGCAGTTATTTTTGCCTTTTGAAGATTACCTGTTATTGATTTATCTGATTGTATTAAACTTGCCATATAACTATTTATACCTTTTACTTAGTAGTTTAGCCTAATTTCTTTTTTCTTCTTGCAATTGCTTCAGCTGCAGCGGTAGCAAAATCGTCTGATTCTTTATAAATGTTCGGTCCTGGATCTGCTTTTGCAGCATCTCTTATTGCATTATATTCTCTTTCCCACACTTGTCCTTCCGATTTATAATCCCATGCTACTACTTTAAATTTATCTGAATATTTTTCTTGTAATGATTTTAATTCTTCTTGAGTATAATCAAATCTTTTTTCCTCATCAAATGTTGATCCACCTTTTTCTGCTAATTCAACCCAAAGCTCAGGCCATGTAAAATCATATATAATTTGTCTTTTCTTTCTTCTTAAATCTAATTGATTTGCAACTTTAGCGATAACACCATAAGCTTTTCTATAAGCGGCTTGTGCTAATAATTTATTTGTTTCTTCTTTATCCATTTCTATTTTTACAGACTCAGTAGTATTATTAGCTTCCGTTTCAGCAGGTGGTGCATCTTCGGCCGGTTTAGATTCTTTTGGTTCTTCTACAACAGAGCCATCTGCTTTAATTTCAACATTAGGCATTTTTTCAAATAACTTAGCGGTATCAATTTGTGGAGGAAATGAATCTAAATTTAATTCAGATATAAGTGAATCAAAATTAGGTATTGCTGAACCAAAATCATTTTTAATTTGAGCAATAGTAGCCACAAGAGCTGATCCACTAATAGCATCCTTTAATCCTTCTAATTTACCTGTTACACTTGGTACTTCTGGAATTAAATCTTTAAATCCATCAAGTTCAGCCTTTGCTTCAGCAACCTTACTCTCCATTGAACCAAGTTGACTCTTGCCATCTTTTACAAGAGATTTTAACTCATCATTTTTTTCTTTGAGTTTATTTAGTTTTGCACTATCTCCAGCTGTACTCATTATCCTGTACCTGACCCTGTATTAACTTGAGTATCACCACCACCATCGTTACCTTGTGGATGTACGTGAGCAGTAAGTGTTACTTCAGGATCTCCTGCTTTTACTTCAACCGAAGCATCGAGAGTTCCTGTCAAGTCTACGTTATTCTTAATATCTAAATTATCTGCCTGGAATGTTTGTTGCCCTACAACTGTAATTGAATGGGCACCATCAATTAATTCCGTTTTATTACCGGTTGTTTCAAATTTAATATTGGCTGCTGATAATGTTGTATCTCCAACTGATGCTACAGCAAAATCTTTCTTAGCAAATAATATTAAATCACCATCTTGTACTGAGATTGAAGAATCTCCTTGTGATGTCATAACCGATGAACCTACAATTGTATCTAATCTATTTCCATTTACATTAAATACTAAATCTTCTCCAACTTTTAAACTATCATTTTTACCAACATTAATACTTCTATTTCTTTCTATTTCAGCTTCATGTTGTTTCATTCTTTGTTGGTATGAGCCTTTAATATTCATGGTCATATCTTTATCTACTTCGAGATGATAATTACCTTTTACTAATTGTCTCATATTACCTTCAACTGTCATGTTTAAATCACCTCTAACATACATGTTTTTACCAGCCAAAGTAATCTCATAATCCTTACCAACAATTTTTACTTGTCTTGAACCATCATTATATATTTCTTCATATGTACCTGATTCATGTTGTTTATTTAATCTTAACATTCCAGGTGTATCATCTATTTCCATTATATGACCACCTTCGGATTCCATTACTTTATTATATGGATATTCAGGTATGTGTTGAGTTCCATCATGTCCATAAAAAGGTTTTAACTCATTCCAAGTTACTTTCTCATAGAATGATGCATCTTTATCAATGGCAACTGTAGGTAATTTTGCTGGACTAGCAGTACTTACAGTTGGTAATTCTTTTCCACCTCTTCCTTCTGCTGATTGACCACCTTCATATGTAGATGTACGAGCACTAAAGTTAACATCTGGTTTATCAATATATTCTCCCTTTGGATAATTATTACCAGTGAATCCTAATGTTTTCTTTCTTGTAGAAGATTTAGCAGCAACTGATCCCATTACAATTGGATCTTGAGCTGAAGGCCCGTCTCTAAAGAATCCAACTACCCAACTACCCTCCATCAATCCATGAGGTGTATCACCAACACCTGATGTACCACTGGCGGTGGTCGGTAATAATACGGTGGCCCATGGTAAATCATCAGTAGGTAAGAATTCTTTATCTTCTGTATGATATCCAAAACAACGAACCTTTACTCGGCCCATTTCTTCTGGATCAAATCTATCTTCTACTACACCTGTAAACCAAGTGAAATGATTACTATTTAAAAAATCATCTTTACGCATTATCTACCTCCGTTCCTTCACCTTTAATTTCAACTATCTCATCTACACTTTCAATATAAGAATCTTTTTGAACTGTAAGTTTCATTTTATATTGTTGTTCAAATTCATGCGTTATTTTAATTACAATATAATTACCTGAGAAATAAGTATCAAATGGATCTTTTTTACCTTCCCATTGTGGTCTATATATGTTAAGTTCTATTTTTGAACCACAACTTAAATCTAAATCTCCAGCAAGTGTAATCTCTTGTGTTTGATTATCTAAATTTTTTAAATATGAAGTACTAGCAGCTAAAGAAATTGTATTTACTTCATGATAGTTTGGTTCTTCTTTACTAAATTGTAAAGTATTTTGATTAATAAAATATTCTTTACCATCAATATGATCTCCAAACTTTTTCTCATTAATATAAGATGTTTCTAAAGTTGGTATTGGATCATTCTCATTTAATTTATTTGTTCTTTTATAATTATATTCAATTACTTCATAACTCTTATTTGCGTAATTTAAATTATGAGTGGTTGAAGCATATGAACCATCACTTAATCCTCTTAATTTTGATGCATCTAATGTTGAAGAAAAAGTTAAAATTTGTTGTTTCTCATCTTTATATTGAGCTTTTGGATCTTCATTAGATATACCAGTTACATTTTCTGCCATTGGTTTATAAAAATATGACTCATGCACATCTTTATCGATCATATCTTTTAAAGATTCTAATCTAATTTTATTTTTTCCACCAAAGGTTTCATAAAAGAAAAAAGGAGTTTTATCATCAGTGGCATTTCTTACTAACCAATTAATTGCTTGTAATGGATTTAATCTAGTATATATGCCATTTACTAATCCACCACCTTTGTTTATTTCTAATTTATCTTCATCAATACTTAATTCTCTTTTACAAATTTTTTCTATTTCTTCTCCATAAGAACCACTAAATCTACGTACTAATTCTTTTACTGAATCATTATATACATGTTCTGATACACAAACAAATTCATATTCTTGTAGTCCAGGTTTAATTCTAGAATATTTATGAATATCTGAAATACGAAGTTTAACTTCTACAGTTCTTTCTTCTTTATCAGTTACTGGGATGTGAGATATAACCATTTCAATTCTTTCATTACCAATAATTTTATAATATTCTAATAAACTTATTGAATCTGATATATTTAATGTAACATTAATACCACTGGTTTCAATGCTTTCTTCAACGGTTATTTTTGTAACAGAAGGTACAAGGTTAAGAGGTTTACCACCTTTATTTGTATAAAGCTTTATTGATTTTAATTGATATGTACTAGGAGATAAAGCTTCTTCCGCACTTAATGGTGCAACTCTTTGCAAACCACCTTGTTGTATATTTGCTTTTTCGTCAGACATTTAGCAACTTCTTAAACTTATCAA